CTTGTGCAGACTACCGGGCGTTTGGTGTGCGCTGCCGGGAAGCCGTAAAAGGCCCCGGCAGTGTAAATGCCAGTATGAAATGGCTGCAAGGCTTAAGCGCCATTGTTATTGACCCACACAGATGCCCGGATACTGCTAAGGAGTTCAGCGAGTACGAATATGAAACCGGCCGGGATGGCGAGGTGCTGCCCGGCTATGTGGATGCCGATAACCACCACATTGATGCTGTGCGCTATGCGCTGAACCGCATCTGGATGCGCCGGGGTGCCTGATGAAACGATTTAAGAAATGGCTTATTGACCGCTTTTTGCCACGCTATGCCTATGAAACGCTGGTGGTCGAACTGGAAAAGGCCACAAAAAAGATGGAGGAACTGCAACGGACGATCGAGCGGCAGCAGAGTTATATTTCCGGGCTGGAATACGCGCTGCGCTGTACGAGGCCGACCGTAGTGGTTGAAGGCCGTGAAAAAGAAGCAAAAGAGAAAACCTGATCCATGCAGCGGCTGCCCCTGGCGGGCGGCCGCTGATTACTGCCTGTGGCCAAGGTGCTTCAGGAATGCTATCCAAGTAGGAGGAAACCGGAATGGTCGCACTGATCCGCGCCCTGACAAGCAACGCAATTGCAAATATTGAAGAAGCCCTGGGCATGAGCGATGTGACCAGCAGCGCCATGAAACAAGCCATTGAAGAATGGTATACCGCCTGGTATGGACGTGAGCCGACCAAGATGGAAGACCCGTGCCAACGGCTGCCCTATGCCATTGTGAATAAGCTGTGCAAGGCCACCTTTGGCGAGTATGACAGCAGCTTACAGCACACAAACAGCGGGAAATTGCAATACCTTGACGAGGTGCGCAGCGCTTTTGATGCGATAAAAGGCCCTCTGATGACACAGGCCATGGTTGGCGGCGAGGCATGGGCCAAGCCGGTGCCCATGGCAGGCGGTGCAGTACGCTGGCAAGTCGTGGGCCGTGATTCGGTCATTGTTTTGGGACGCGGCGCGGATGGTGTGCCGACTGATGTGGCGCTGTGCGAGAAATCCGTATCGGCAGACCATCGCT